AGCGTAAAAAGAAACCGAAGGAGGTGATTGAGTGGTAGACACAAAGGCGTTGCATGGCGTAATTATATCAAGGGGCGAGACCCAAAGAAGCATTGCGAAGAAGATAGGGATGCCACTTTCAACATTTTGCACTAAGATGCGGCGAAAATCGTTCAACAGTGATGATATGTTCGCACTGCGCCGCGAGTTGGGGATGAGTGACAGCATGGCTATCGAAATTTTTTTTGCAGATGAAGTAGCGTGAGAATCTACCAGCAAAAGAAAGGGGCATGAGGTGACCTGACTATTATTCAGGTCACATCCGGAGGAAAGGAGGCGGAGATGCGCGACAGACTTTCGTTGGGACTGATAATTTTTTGTGTGGGCTTGGTCGTAATCGCGGTGGCGAGCTGGCTGTGCCACACGGCATGAGAAAAGGAGGAAAGATGCTGGATGGATTGGGAGGTTACAACTGACATCTTCGGCCAAGTGGAACTACGAATTTTTTTGACCTGTGACCAATGGCATGAACTTGAAACGTCACCTGTTTGGCATCGTCTGATGGAATTCGTGGGAGAGCTTGAAAAAGCACAAGAGCGTTCTGCGCCGACAAAGGTTCAACCTTGATAGGCAGCGGCGCTGAAAATTCTTCCGTGTAACCCACAATTTCCGCGCCCCTGCGTCGAGTGTATGACCGTACAAGGGTAGGAGTAGGCTCACATTGAAATGGCTTGCCATCAATCATCAAATATACATTTGTTATGGCGGTGGGGAGCTGGGAAGTATTTTCAAAGCACAGCAAGAAGAAAGCCGTTTGCCGTAATGCACGCCACTCAATGCAGCGGACTTGAATGGACGGGCGTTTGACCACAAAAGCATAAACGGACGCTACAACAGCAACCAGCGTGCTTATCACAGTCACAGCAAACGAGAGCGAATTAGGAATTTCAATTGCTGCTATTTTATCCCATAGCGACATAAAGAACACCTCCGTTTATAGGAGATTATACCACAAAAGCAATCAAAAAGGAGGAAAAGAGGAAATGAGAAAGTGCGAAATTTGCGGGGCAAACCTTGACAGCGGGGAGCGCTGCGACTGTGAGCGCGAGAGCGACAGGGAGAAGCTTGACAGGGCGTGCTGGATGATAAAAGAGGCCATATCCACCATGCGCGTGGCTGACAGGCTGCTGAGGGAGTGCGGGATTAAACCCTGCGCGATCCTTGATTACGACCATGATATCACGGACAAGTATGGGCGGCACTTCCAGCTCCATTCCGGCAGGGAAGCCTTTGAGCGTATCACCGGAGAGAAGCGGAAGGAAGAGCCGACGGGCTATGACTTTATACGGGCGTCAACCATATACCGCGGAGTAAAAATCATAGAGCTGCGATAGGAGGGCGAGGGCAGTGGATTTTGAAAAGATGATGCGCGAGATGATACAGCAGGCCGTGGACGAGCGCATACACTGCGCCGAGGCGGTAGAGGAGCGCATGGTACGGGCGCACGGCGAGTATGTGACTGTGACGCAGGCCGCTAAGCTGCTAAATGTCAGCCCGTCCACGGTGCGGCGCATGCTCGATGATGGGCGGCTTGTCGGCACAGCCCAGGGTGCGCCGCTGGTGATGGTGCGGAGCATGGCGGAGATGGCCGAGACGGGCAAGACGCGGCGGGAAAAGTACCCCGATTTTAAGATAGTCAGGAGGCAAGCATGACAAAGCTTACAAGGGCTGAATTTGTTGCCCGTGCCGTGGCGGATATGAACCGCGCAAAGCAGCGTGGGCGCAGGGAGGCGTGGCTTTCGACAAGAGACCACATAGAAGCCGAAAGGAGGAAGCGGAGGAAGTGAGCATTTTCAAGATTATCCTATGGGCATATCTGCTGGGCGGCGAGGCCGTACTGCTGGCGATTGCTTTTAGCATTTGCCGCAAGGACGTAAGGAAGGGGAGGAAGTATGAGCAAGGAGACATTTAAGAGCCGTGTGTACACGGACAGACCGCCATATGCGGATTTTGACGCTCCGCATAAATATGGAAGCAACAAGTTAAAAAAAGCCCCGCAACCGGGCAAAATAACCACCGCAGGGCGTGAAAATCAAGTTATAAGCAAGTGTTGCGGTGTCATAGCGTATAACCATTAGGGAGACGGAGGAGTAAGGCAATGAAAGAAAAACTTAACATGGGTATTGAAATCGACAAAGAGCTTATAGAAAGTAATGTGAGCAATGCTGTATGCGCCGCCATAGCAAGTGCATTGGGAGACACAGATGCGTTGATTAGTAAAGCTGTGAAGGCGGTTGTATCGTCGTATGTAGACTCAGAAGGTCAGCCGTGTAGTTCAGGCAGCTATCGCGCAATACCATATCTTAAATATTTGGCTGAACGGAGTATTAAAGAGTCTGTGAAAAGTGAAATAGCTAAAATGGTCGAAGAAAATAAAGAGCAGTTTTCACAAGCCATTCGGGCAGAGCTGAACAAACCATCTGTCCGGCAACAACTGGCTACGGCGTTCATAGATGCGGTCATTGGTGCGGCACAACAGGATTGGAGGATGCCGATATCAGTCTCCTTCGATCGCCACGAGGACTACTAAATGAGGCAAGAGGAGGATACTATGGAAGCAAAAGAAAAGCCCGCTGCGGGAGTTAGTACGCAAGCGAGCCGTGATAAAGCAGGGGAAAACCCCTCTATCGAAAGTATATCATATCGCTTACCTTTTGGTCAAGCCGTACCCTTTGTGGCGTATGAAAAAGTAGCGGGCGGGGCGAAGGGGCTTGTGAGAATCGGGCAGGAGGTTTGCCCGAAGTTTGACAAGAGCAATTACAGCAAGGCCAAGAAGCCGGACGAGACGGGCGTGACACTATATAAGGCGGTTGCCAAGGCGTGGCAGGCGGCATATCCCGAAATAGCCGCCAAACAGCCCCGCAGACACGAGCCACAGGACAGGCCGTGCAAAATCACGCTGAGGGTATCAAAAGACCTGTATGGGCGGTTGCAACAAGACCAGAGGGGACGCACGATGCAGAACACAATCATGGAAATGATTATGGACTGCGTGATGAATCCGGGCAAAACGCGGACGGAGCTTTGGGCGGAGAATGCAATCTTAAAGGCGGAAATAATTTCGTTGAAGGCGAGGCTGAATGATGACGATGAAGAAGATTAAAACTGCCAATATGTCCCGCGAGGACTGGCTCAATCTGCGTCGGCACAGCATAGGCGGCTCCGATGCGGCTGCAATAGTGGGGCTTAACGAATATGCCTCCCCCTTCTCCGTGTGGGCGGATAAGCGCGGGCTGACGGAGGACAAGCCCGACAATGAGGCCATGCGGCAGGGGCGCGACCTTGAGGAATATGTGGCGCAGCGGTTTTGCGCTGAGACGGGCAAGCGCGTTAAGAGGTGCAACTACACGCTGTATAACACGCTGTATCCGTTCGCCCATGCAAATATTGACCGTAGTATCGTGGGAGAGAATGCGGGGCTTGAATGCAAAACAACTTCCGCTTTGAACATGCGGAAGTTCAAAAACGGCGAGTTCCCCGCAAATTACTATGTACAATGCATGCATTATATGGCCGTCACGGGCATGGATAAATGGTACTTGGCCGTGCTTGTGCTTAACAAGGCTTTCATGGTTTTCGAGATAGAGCGGGACGAGGGCGAGATTGCGGCGCTTATGGCCGCCGAGGAGGAATTCTGGGCGCATGTGAATGCGGGCGTTCCGCCCGCACCTGACGGCAGCAAGGCCACCACCGACGTTATAACCAAACTATACGCGGAAGCATATACGGACGATGTTGTCAATTTGGCTGACTGTATGCAAAATTTCTATGAGCTGAAAGCAATACAGGAGCAAATGAAAACGCTGGAGAGCCGAAAGAACGAGCTGCAAAACGTTATTAAAACGCACATGGGAGCCTCAGAGCGCGGAGAGTGCGGCGACTTCACCGTTACATGGAAGAATCAGAGGCGCACAAGCTATGATATGGGACGCTTAACGGCTGACTACCCCGACATAGACTTAGCAGGGTATGCGCGCACTACTCAAACGCGCGTTTTCAAAATAAGCATATAAGGAGAGAAAAAGAAGATGGAAGCAAACAAAATCCAGAAGGCTACGGCCACGGCAGCACCCGCCGCAAAAGCATCACAGACAGTTAATCAGCTAATGAACAGCATACTTGACGGAGAGGGTATGCGAAAGCGGTTTAATGACCTGCTCGGCAAACGCGCGCCGCAATTCATAAGCAGTGTTGTATCTATGGTTAATGCCGATAAGACAATGCAGATGGCCTTTTACGAAAGCCCGATGACCGTAATACAGGCCGCACTAAAGGCCGCGACCTTTGACCTACCTATAGACCAAAACCTTGGCTATGCCTATATAGTCCCGTTCAAAAATTACAAAAAGGATACGGGGAAATCTGTGCATGAAGCGACTTTCATACTTGGCTGGAAGGGCATGCACCAGCTTGCACTACGCACGGGCGCTTATAAGACCATTAACGTGGTGGACGTGCGCGAAGGCGAGCTTGAGAGTTATAACCGCCTTACGGAGGAGGTGAAAATAAACTTTATTGAGGACGAGGAAGAGCGCGAGAGTAAACCCGTTATTGGGTATCTGGGCTATTATCGTTTGGTGAACGGGGCTGAGAAAACAATTTATATGTCCCTAAAGCAGATAGAGGCGCATGAACTGAAATTCCGCAAAGGGCAATCCATGGGTAAAGGCTGGCGGGATGACTTTGACGCGATGGCGCGTAAGACTGTATATCGCAAGCTAATCGGCAAATGGGGCGTGATGTCTATAGACTACCGCACCGTGGGCGAAGGGCAGCAGATAGCGGACGCGCTTGCGGCTGACGCGGAGCAGGAAAAGGCATTGGACAATGCCATAGATATAACGCCGCCCGAAAGCATAGACGCAGAGACGGGCGAAATCAAGGAATAATTTGTGGGCACAGCAGGGCGCGGCACGATAGCCGCCCCTGCGGGAAGGATAAAAGCATGAATTATGTGGGCATGATAGGGCGATTAACCAAAATCCCCGACATAAGACAGACCAACACCGGCAAAAACGTATGCACCTTTACGCTGGCGGTAAACCGCCGCTACAAGGACGCGCAAGGCAAAGCCACGGCTGACTTCTTCTCCGTGCAGGCGTGGGAAAAGCTGGCCGAGCTGTGCGCCCGGTATCTGGACAAGGGCAGCAAGGTATTTGTATCCGGCGAGCTGCGTAACCGGAGCTACGAGGCAAAGGACGGCACAAAGCGGACTGTGACCGAGATAATCGCAAGCGAGGTGGAGTTCTTGTCACCCAAAGCCGAACCCGCAATGCCGCCCATGGAGGAATGGGAGCAGTTCGAGGACAGCGACTTGCCGTTTTAAGGAGGTAGGAGTATGCGAAAAGAATTTGAGGTCAACATGAGCCGAGATATAGGGATTATATCCTCCGCCAACGGATATACGCTTGAGCTTAACCACTGCGGCTTTAACGGATATCCGCCAAAGTGGGATTTAAGGCGCTGGGACAGGCAGAACAACAGACCATTAAAAGGGGTTGCAATGACGGACGATGAAATCAAGGTGCTGTATACGCTTCTCACAGATGAGGTAATGCCCTATATAAGCGATTGCTGAAAGGAGCGACCATGCCGAATAGAATCATAAAGGAGAGCATAACTACAAGCGAAAAGTTAGCGTCCCTTTCGGATTTTGAGTTTCGGCTTTGGATAGGATTGATTACTCAGGCTGACGATGCAGGGCGCGGAGATGCCCGCCCTGCCGTGATTAAAGGCCGCGTTTTCCCGTTTCGGGAAAGGTTAACCGTTAAGGACGTTGGTAGTTCCCTCCGTGCGTTGGCGGATAAAGGCTGCGTCACCCTCTACGAGATAGGCGGGAGGCCCTACTTTTATTTCCCAAATTGGAGCAAGCACCAGCGCGTCCGCGACTGCAAACCAAAGTATCCCGGACCCACGGATGACAGCTTGCGGCAAGTTGCGGCAGATTGCGGCGAAGCGCGGCAGAGTGCGGCTATAATCCAATCCAATCCAATCCAATCCGAATACAATATACCCCCCCTATCCCCTAACGGGGATATCGCCCCCCCTGAGGGGGCACACCCCCACGAGCGCAAGTATGGCGAGTTTGACAATGTGGTTTTGACGGCGGAAGAGGTAGACAAGCTGAAAGCCCGCTTTGCGGACTGGGAAGAGCGTATAGAGCGACTGTCGCAGTACCTCAAGGCTAATCCCCGTAAGCGCTATGGCAGCCACTATGCCACTTTGCTCATGTGGGCGGACGGGGACGGGAAAAAGGCAGCGGTTCGCAAGCCGCTTACTTCCCCGCGCCCGAACCGGCAGCGGGATTTAGTGAGCAGCCGCGCATACAGCGGGGCAGAGCTTGACGGGGTGGGGCATGACCTTTTGGGAGGTGATTAGCTATGCCGACACTTGAAATTATCCAGATTGTCAACGGCGCAACGAAGGTTCTGCGCACGGTGAAAAGCTATCCCGAGCTTTACAAGGCATATCGGCTTATGAAAGCCCGCGGCGCCTTTGTGCGTATGCGGATAGACGGTGAGGTGCTGCCGATTTATCAGGCGGATAGCCGCGTGACGAAGACCGACCAATCTGCGATATGGAGGAAGAGTTTTTGATGAAGCGCACATATACCCCGCCAACCGTGCCCTTGGAGGACGCGGAGCAACGGATAATCTTTCAATGGGCGGCAATGGAGACCGCCGCTTGCCCTGAGCTGGGGCTGCTGTACGCCATACCCAACGGCGGCAAGCGGGCAATAAAAACCGCAATCGCGCTGAAGGCGCAGGGCGTTAAATCAGGTGTGCCTGATATGTGCTTACCCGTGGCACGCGGAGCCTACCACGGGCTATACATCGAGCTTAAACGGCAGCGTGGCGGCACGGTGAGCGAGCTGCAAAAAGAGTGGATAACCGCACTTACAGGGCAAGGCTATAAGGCCGTGGTTTGCAGGGGCGCAGAGGAGGCGATACGGACGATAAAGGAGTATTTGAAATGAGCTGTATAAAAATCAAAAGGTTCCAGACGTGCGATATTTGCCACGTGGAGCGCGAAGTCGAAGTGGCGCTTACGGCGCTTGATTTGCCAATGTACACCGAAGAAGGGCCGTGGGGAGGACGTTGTACGACCATGTGCAGATTAGCGGTGTGTGATTACTGCATGGAGGATTTACGCGACTTGCTTGACACAAAATACGCGACGCGCGAGGAAAACGGCGAAAGAATTTGTTACAAAAGGGAGGACGGGGAATGTACCCGGAAATCTGCGGAAAATGGTACGCCAACTTTAGCACATCCGAATGTACGGCGCTGGCTGAAAAAACTCATTTCAAGGTCAAAAAGGGCAGAGGACCCATTGATGGATAAGTGGCAACGTTTGGAGGAATGAAAGGCATGAATTTATATCTTTGCACGGATTTTTTGTATGAAGCGGGGCTATACGTTGCAGCGGAATCACGGGGCAAAGCGAAGCGCATGTACTGCGATTATTGTGACCCTTTGCTGGATTTTCTCATGGTACGCACATACATAGTGCGCCACGATTTCAAAGCCCCTGCGGGCGTGTATGATGAAAATTGCGAAGCTTTAAGGGCTGCCGGGGTGCAGTATCGTGACGAAACGGAGGAGGAATGAAAAATGGATTGGATAAGCGTTAAGGACGGGATGCCGGAGGCAGGAATATATGTCTTGGCTTGCTGCACAATGAAGGTGACAGACAAAATTAGATACGAGAAAGCGATTGTGATGGCGTTTGTTTGCGAAGATGGATTTGTAGACGTGGACCTTGACAAGGCAATCACGGCAGGCGTAACGCATTGGATGCCGCTGCCGGAGCTGCCGGAGGAGGGAAATCTGTAATGAATATTTGTGATAAATGCAAGAATTATTACCCGAATAATCATTACTGCCAATATTGGGATTGCGATGTCACGATACAACACGAAACGTGCTGCGGCTTTGCAAATATGACTAACGCCGACCTCATCAGGACGATGAGCGACGAGGAACTGGCACATCTTTTAACTAACTGTTCAGTGGCTTCAGAATTTGATAGAAAATTTTGCTATCAAACGATTGTTGGCTGGCTTAGGCAACCAGCAGAGGAGACTGATGATGAATAAAGAATATGTGGGGCGAGAAGAAGTGATAAAAATTCTCGAACATTATGGCCTGTCGGATGGTTCGACGCTCGGCTATCATAGCGGCGCAATAGAGTGTGCAATATCCGCGATAGAGATGTTGCCCGCCGCCGATGTTGCGCCGATAGTACGCTGTAAGGATTGCCACTGGCGCGGGAGTGAAGAGTGCGCCATGTTTTACCGCTGCGAATGTGGGGAGCAGCACACATGGGAGACGGATAAAGACTTTTGCAGTTATGGAGAGAGGATAGACACATGAGCAGAATGTACATACTTGAACACAAAAAGCTATACATCGTGCCGGAGCCGCTGCGAAAGAACCGGTGCTGCCAGTCTTACCGCTGGGAACAGGTTTGCATGTGCAGTGATAGATCTGTACTTGAGGAGGCGATTGCTAAACGGCGAAATCCGAAGGAGTGGAGAATCACAGAAACAGCATACGACGGCTTTTAGAAGACAACATTACCGATCTACACAATGCGACCGTAAAAGTACAGCGCCACGAAGCCGAGCTGTGGAAGGAGGACACATGAGCAGAGCGCTTATAAGCGACCCGCAATGGGCGGGATGGGAGGATATACGGCATATGCGCAGTACGGGCGTGCCGTGGGACAGGATAGCGCATGAGTATGGAGTATCAAAGACCCGCCTACGCAATTACGCAAGGCTTAACGGCATTGATACGGGCGGCGTGGCGCACGCGGGCGCGGTAAAGATTGACTGGCAGGACGTACAGCGCAAGCGCATGGCGGGTAAGACGTGGGCAGAAATCGCAGAGCCTTACCACATAGCGGGCTGCACTCTTTCGGAAAAGGCAAAATTTCAGGGGCTTAAAATGCCCCCGAGCAAGGCTGACCAGATAGCACGGATGGAAAGCCCCGAGTGGGACGGCTGGGCAGAGGTCAGGAAGATGCGCGAGGAAGGAGTATCATGGGAGGACGTAAGCGCGCGCATTGGCGTGAGCGACCCGACCTTGCGGAGGATGGTGGCCAAGCTGGGCATGGACTTCCCCGCGCCCAAGTGTCGGCACAGAAACGGCGGCGGCCATGTGGCGAAGCAAATGACGCTGTGTTGGCAGTGCGCTAACGCCGTGCCGAATAATGAGACTGGACGGGGCTGCTCATGGAGCAGGAGCTTTAAGCCTGTGCCTGGGTGGGACGCGAACGATGGTGAGCGTTCGACTGTCTCTTACCATGTGCGGAGCTGCCCCGAGTTTGTGGAGGGGTAGGGGGTATAAAATCCCTGTGCCGAGGCGGCTCGAACCGCGGGACCACCATACGCGGTAAAATTTTTCGATATTTGAGAAAGGACACAGGCTGTGAACACGAGCACCAAGGAAAAGCGGCAAAGCGAACGCGCGGCAGTGCGGCGGCTCCTGATGTACTGGGGCAATGCCGAGCGCACGCGCACGGACAAGGAGCGGCAGCTCATAGCGATTGACGAAGAAATCGAAAGCCAGTATGACCTTCATCCTCAAAGGCTAACGGGCTTGCCGCACGGGAGCGGGGTATCTGATGCCACATACAATGCGGCGTTAAAAGCCACCCGCGAGATAAAGCGGCTCGAACGCAAGAAGCAGCGCATTGAAGCCGAGTTGCAAGAGCTGAACCATCACGCGGGGATGATTGAATTTGAGGTGATGTGCCTGCCGCCGCTGGAGTGCGAGGTGGTGAAGCTGAGGTATGTGGAGTACGGCGTGGCGAAAAGCGGGTACTGGGAAAAGATTGCACAGCGCATGCATGTATCGCAGGATTGGGCGAAGGCTTTGGAGCGGCACGGCGTGGAGCGGCTGATAAATCGCATAGCCCCATAAAAGACAACACGATACAACACGATTTATATGCTATAATACTATCATCAAAAAAGGGCTTCCGCAGGGGGAGCCTTTTTGCATAGGGGGAAGAAATGGACAGCTTCAAGGAGAAAATGGCGCTTGGCGACCAGATGGAAATGACGGGCGAATATGGCGCATTTGTTGAAAAATTCAAGCCGAAGAAAACAACGGATGATTGCTACACGCCCGATAATGTATATGCCGCCGTCCTTGATTGGGCAGTTAAAGAATACGGCTTGGAGGGAGCGCAGATAATACGCCCGTTTTACCCCGGCGGGGATTACACAAAAGAGGATTACAGCGGGAATTGTGCGGTGATAGACAACCCGCCCTTTTCAATTTTGGCCGAGATTTGCCGCTGGTATAATCAGCGCGGCATACGCTTTTTCCTTTTCGGACCGGGACAAACGCTTTTTTCAGGCAGCGGTATGGACGGTATAAATTATGTCATATGCGATGGCAGTATCACATATGCAAACGGCGCGACTATAAAAACGGGCTTTGTAACAAATTTGGGACAGTATAAAATCATTGTTGCGCCTGACCTTATAAAGCAATTAAAGCGGTCAATTATGAAAATCACAAGGCGGCTACAAAGTCAGTGCCTAAATACGATTACCCCGACCATGTTCTGACGGCGGCAAGGATACAGCGCATTGCGAAATATGGGCAGTCATTAAGGATACGCGCCGAAGATTGCGCGTTTATCCGCGCGTTGGACAGCCAAAGAGGCACAGGAAAGGCGGTTTTCGGCGGTGGTTTTCTTTTGTCGGAGAAAGCGGCGGCAGAGAAAGCAGCGGCAGAGAAAGCGGCGGCAGAGAAAGCGAAGGCAAAAATATGGGAGCTATCGGAGAGGGAGAAGGAAATAATAAGGCGGCTTGGGTGACGTGGATACACACACCCGCCACCTGCAAAGAGTGCAAACACTATGACAACAACAAAAAGCGGTGCGGCCTAAATTGGTGCAGATACCCCGCGCGAAGAGGGGGCGGCACGAGGTGAATTTAAGGCGTGTAGCACATAGATTGCAGCAGGCTTTGTGTGCAAAGGGGATAAGGGTAAAAATAAATCAAGTACAAAGCTACTCTGAAAAGGCTGAAAGGATGGTGAATAAATACGTGATAATCCAGACTGAAAAGCAGATGGATGGCAGAAATAAAAATACCACGCTACTTGAATCCTATCAGCTTGCAGAAGTAGTAAAGCTACTTGCAGGACTGTACAAGGATGCCTAAGCCTAAGACAGACAAGCTCACGCTTACCCCAAAACAAAAAGCCTTTGCAGAATTTTATATACAGTGCGGTAATGCAACCGAGGCAGCACGTAAAGCTGGGTATCCAGAAAAAAGCGCAAAAAGCATAGGCAATGAGAACTTGACAAAGCCCCACATCCGTGCATATATAGACAAACTTACCGCACCAGACGAAGAAAAGCGCATAGCGGACGCGCAAGAAGTCATGCAATTTTACAGCGCCGTTATGCGCGGTGAAGTTAAAGACAGTTTCGGGCTTGATGCAGCTTTGGCAGACCGATTAAAAGCTGGTGATGCGCTGATGAAGCGCTTTATTGCAATGCAGGGCAAGGCGGCAGAGAATGAATGTGAAGACCTTACGCCGCTGGCGAATATGCTGAAATAGGAGGGCGGGACGCATGAAAAAGACCGCCACAATACCGTGGCAGCCGTTAAGCGAGAAGCACAAGGCATATATCCTGCGCGGCATGAATGCCCGAATGTGTGTAGCGGAGGGCGCGATCAGAAGCGGCAAGACAATCGACCATTGCATAATGGCGGCGGCATACTTGGAAACATGCCCCGACAAGATACATTTGGCGTCGGGCAGCACCATAGCTAACGCGAAGCTTAATATTGGGGTGTGCAACGGCTTCGGCCTTGAAAACCTTTTCCGTGGGCGCTCCCGATGGGGGAAGTACAAGGAGAACCAAGCGCTTTTCCTTGCCACTCAGACAGGGGAGAAGGTAGTCGTTTTCACGGGCGGGAAGAACTCAGACAGCTATAAGCGGATTCTGGGTAATTCATATGGTTTGTGGATAGCCACGGAGATAAACGAGCATTACGATAGTGACGATAGCCGCGAAAGCTTTGTAAAAGTGGCTAATGGCCGTCAGCTTGCAGCCGTTCGGCCTTATACGCTATGGGACATGAACCCTTGTAGCCCGCGCCACCCGATATACACCGAGTACATAGACAAGTACCGCGACAACGGCATGAAAGGCTATGTATACGAGCATTTCACAATACGGGATAACCTGTCGATAAGCGAGGAGCGGCAAGCGGAAATAACCGCGCAGTATGACCCCAAAACCGTATGGTATAGGCGCGACATACTTGGCGAGAGATGCACGGCGGAGGGGCTTGTGTATCCAAGCTTTGCGGACACGCCCGAGAGATATATCATCGATGCGCCGCCCGCGATTCAGTATGCCAATGTCGGCGTGGACTTTGGCGGGACTAAATCCGGCCACGCCTTCACGCTAACGGGCTTCACGCACGGGTATAAAGAAATTGTGGTGCTGGATGAATATTATCACGATAACGCCAAGGACGGGCGCTTTAACCCCGACCAGCTTAACGCGGCCTTTATAGACTTTGTGCGGAGGGCACAGCAGAAATACAGGGTTGCAATCGCCCGATGCGACAGCGCGGAGCAGACGCTAATTGAGGGCTTACGCTCAGCCGCAAGCAAGGCGGGCGTGCCGATAGGCATTGAAAATGCGATAAAGGGCGCGATAAACGACCGTATAGCCTTTTACAATTCGCTGATGGCGCAGGAGCGGTTTAAGATTATGAGCCATTGCAAAGCGACAATAGAGGCGTTGCAAACGGCCATATATGATGCGGACAAGATAGACGATGAACGCCTCGACAACGGCACAACGAACATAGACAGCCTTGACAGTATGGAGTATTCGACAGAGGTTGAACAGTCGTCGATTATGTACATAAGGAGATAGCATGCAAGCAATAACCGAATATTTGACGCGCAACGGGTACACGGCGGTTGACGATGCCTATTATGCGCAAATCGCCCTGTGGCAGTCGTGGTACCAGGGCAAGGTGAACAGCTTCCACACTTACAAGCAGTACAACGGACAGCGCAAGGTAACGCGGCAGCGCAAGACAATGGGAATGGCTAAACGTTTCTGCGAGGATTGGGCGGCGCTTCTGCTCAATGAGAAGGTGCGCATAAGCGTAGGGAACGAAACGGCGCAAGCGGCAATGGATGAGATACTAAAGCGCAACCGCTTCGGCGTGAGGGCTAATCAGCTTGTGGAGCTGGCGTTCGCCCTTGGCACGGGCGCATTCGTTGAGTATCTGGACGGCGGCGAGGTAGTGATTGACTATGTGCGCGGGAGCATGATATACCCGCTGGCATGGGATAACGGCATCATTACGGAGTGCGCCTTTGCGTCGGAGCGCAAGCAGGGCGCGGAGAAGTATATATACTTGAATATCCACCGCAAGGATGGGCAGGGGCGGTATGTTGTCGAAAACAAAATGTTCCGCCGTAACGGCGATACCATAACCCCCGCCGACCTCCCCGAAGGTGTAGCCGATGAAGTAATGACTGGCTCGGAAGTCCCCTACTTCCAAATAGTCACGCCGAACATTGTCAACAACGCGGATTTGTCGTCCCCGATGGGCATATCAGTTTTTGCCAACGCGATAGACAACCTCCAAAACATAGACCTTGTTTTCGATGCATATGATAACGAGTTTAGACTTGGCAAAAAGCGCGTGCTTGTGCCGCTTACACTGACACAGACCACAATGGCAGACAGCGGGGTAACTAAGCCCGTTTTTGATGATAATGACGTTGAATTTTATGTGATTGATACCGGAGAGCAGAACACGCAGAAAATCGAGGAAATGAACGGCGCGTTACGGTATGACGCTTTTGAGGCGGGCATAAAGACCGCTATAAACCTTGCGGCCTATAAATGCGGTTTTGGTGAAAATCGATACCGCTTTGAGGGCGGCACGGCTATGACCGCAACACAGGTAATATCACAGGACAGCGACCTTTTCCGCAATCTGAAAAAACATGAGCTTATACTCGATGCGGCCTTGCAGGGGCTTATAAGGGCTATCGCGCAGATGGCGGGCATAGGCATAGGCGAAATAACCATAGAATTTGATGATAGTATCATCGAGGACGAGGACAAGGAGCGGCAGCGCTTCATGCAGGAGATTCGGGAGGGCTTACGGCAGCCGTGGGAATACCGCGTTAAATACTTCGGCGAAGCCGAGGAACAGGCGCGGGCAATGACCGCAATACAGACTATCGCGGAAGGGTTTGAGGCGTAATGCTTACCCCCGAATATATCGACCATGCGCCCGATGAGCTTGTGGAACTGCACCGTCAAGCCGAAGATGATATCCTGCGGGATATGGCAAAGCGCATAAATAGCGCCGATTTGTATATACCCTCCACGCAGTGGCAGGAGCGGAAATTACAGGCCATGGGCATGACGCACAAAGAGATTGTGCGGCGGCTGGCTGCACTCACCCGAAAGACCAATGCGGAGATAGAAGCAATCATAAGTGACGCGGGGGCGCAGGCTTTGAGCCTTGACCCTGACGTGATACCGACTTATAAGGGCATATCCTCTGCACCTTGGGTAAAAACCCTGATTGCAACAGGTATAACGCGCACACAAGGGACATTTAAGAATCTCACCCTTACCACGGCAAAGACCGCCACAGGGCAATTTGAGCGGGTTTTAGACCGTGCATATATGCAGGTAAGCACGGGCGCATTTGCTCAGGATAAGGCCATATTGATGGCGGTTAAAGACCTATGCGCGAGAGGCATCGAGGCTATCACATACCCCACGGGGCATAGGGATTACATTGATGTAGCCGTGCGGCGGGCGGTCATCACGGGCTTGAACCAGACTGCGGGGGAAGTATCCGACAGGCTTGCAAAGGAGCTGGACTATGACCTTGTAGAAGTATCGGCCCACGCGGGCGCAAGGCCGTCACATGCGGAATGGCAGGGCAAGGTATACAGCCGGAAGGGCAAGACAGAGAAGTATGAGGACTTCTATACCGCCACGGGATACGGCACGGGGGCGGGGCTGTGCGGATGGAATTGCCGCCACTCTTTCAGCGCGTATCAGGAGGGACAGGCGCGGGCGTATACCCCCGAAATGCTGGCCAAGTTCGAAGCGAAGGATTACAGCTATAACGGCAAGGCCATGACGGAGTATGAGGCCACGCAGAAGCAGAGATACATTGAGCGGCAGATAAGGCGGTATAAGCGTGAAGCAATGGCCACAAGGGACATAGGGCAGGACGCGGAAGCAGCCGAGGCAAAGGTATATGAATGGCAAAAACGCTTGACCGACTTTTGCCGACAAACAGGACTTAAAAAGAGCTTCCCCCGCGCGGTTGTGCCGGGGTATGGGCGCGATTAACACCGCGCTTTTTCTATGCACAAAATCCCGTTCAGGGTTTTGGATATATCACGCGCAAGCGGGCTGACGAGCATTATACGGATTATAGAGCCGACGGGCTGAAAACGGAAAAGGAGAAAAAACAATGGCAGAAGAAAACAACCAGAACCAGCAGCAGAACCAGCCGAGCGCGGAGCAGATAGCAAACAGCATTGTGGCCGCGATAGAGGCAAGGAGCAAGCGGACGGAAAACGGCATAGTGAAAAGCTATGCGGAGCAGTACGGCATGACGGAAGCCGAAATTGCGCAGATACTCGACAGCGCAAAGAAGCAGAAAGCGGCACAGCCTACACCGGAACAACAGGCCGCAATGGACAAGCGGCTTGATATGGCAAACGGGCGTTTGATATCTGCCGAGATAAAGGCCGTCGGCGGTTCCCTTGGACTTTTGGATGCAGACGCGGCAAGCACGCTGATGGACAAATCCAAGGTAAAAGTTAAAGACGATGGCACAGTAGAGGGCGTGAAGGAAGCCCTTGAAGCATTGAAGAAAAGCAAGCCTTACCTTTTCAATGCCGCGCCCCAAAGGACGGGAATGCGGCAGAACGGAACGGAGGGCAAAGAACCCCCGCACGCGGCAGCCAACGCGGCCTTGCGTGCGCTATTTATGAAAGGAGAATAAAAACACATGGCAATTATTGACAGAAGCGCGGCAGAAGCCCTTATACAGGAGCAGATTGTAGCGGAGATTTTCCAGAAACCCGTGGAGGATTCGACCTTCCTGCGGCTTGCGCGCCGCATGCCCGATATGACCTCCAGTCAGACCCGCATAAGGGTACTTGATACCCTGCCCATGGCCTACTGGGTGGACGGCGATACGGGCTTTAAGCAGACCGCCGAACAGGCGTGGGACAACGTATACATTAACGCGGCGGAGCTGGCGGTTATAGTCCCCATCCCCGAAGCTGTACTGGCTGATGCGTCCATAGACATAATGGCGCAGGTAACGCCGCGTGTGCGTGAGCAGTTTGGCCGCATGGTTGACCTTGCGACCATTTTCGGCATAAATAAACCCGCGTCTTGGCGTGCCGACATAATCACCACCGCACGACAGGCGGGAAACAACGTGGCTGGCGGCACTCTGACCTATGATAACCTTCTGGGCGAGGGCGGCCTTTTCGAGAAGGTTGAAGTCGGCGGCAACGCCATTAACGGTGTAGTGGCTGCCCTTGCCGCCCGCGCCAAGCTGCGCGGCATAAAGACCACGGACGGTCTCCCCATTTTCAAGGCTGATTCCATGCAGGGTGTGACCAGCTATGCCCTTGACGGTGCGCCCGTATACTTCCCCGTCAACGGCGGCTTTGACCCCTCCGTCGCGCTTATGATAGCGGGCGATTGGAACCAGGCGGTATACGCTATCCGTCAGGACGTGACCGTCAAGATACTCGACCAGGCAATCATACAAGACCCGTCCAGCAAGGCTATTGTCTATAACCTTGCACAGCAGGACATGATTGCCCTGCGCGTGGTTTTCCGTATGGGCTGGGCACTGCCTAACCCCGTATCGCCGATAGACGGCACGCGCACAAACTGCCCGTTCGCCTATATCGAGCCTACCACCGCAGTAACCACGCAGAAGGTAACCTTTACCGTTACCAATGGCGCGACCAGTGCGGCCGCAGTAGCCGACGCTAAGGTTGAGGTTGACGGGGTGCGCAAGATTACCGGAGCGGACGGCAAGGCCGAATTTAATCTGCGCAAGGGAACTTACACCTACAAGGTGAGCAAGAAGGACGCGACCACCGTAAACGGCTCTGTGACCGTGGCGGCGGCTGCCGTTAACGAGGCCGTAACCCTGAAATAATCTGTGAATGCGGCGGGGCTAAAACCCCGCCGAGTTAAGGAGGCAAGAATGTGCCCGAATATGTATTTGAACCTACAAGAGTATATCCGCTTTGGCGGCGATATATCTATACACGCGGAAGAATACAGCCGCCTTGAATACGCTGCCCGCAGAAGGATTGACTTGTACACCTTCGGGCGCGTAAAGCACATGCGGGAAGTGCCCGAGGCCGTGAAGCGGCTAATGTTCGAGCTGATACGTCCGCAAGCCCTGAGCGCGGGAACCGCGAACAGCTCCGCCCCCGTTGCGTCATTCAGCACGGACGGGTATAGCGAAACCTATGTAAACACTCATACCGCCGAATTTCTGAGGTATAGCGGGCAAAAGGAAAGAGCCCTGATATATGAGTATCTGGCGGGCGTGACCGATGATAACGGCGTTGCGCTGCTATATAGCGGAGGTGCGTGATATGCAACTGTGCAATGATACCGCAAGCCTTTTCAATAAACTGCCCGATGGTCAGCGCGGGTATACATGGCGAAAGACCCTGCTACGGGGTGTATCGTGGTACGCCAAGGACATATCCAGCGTGACGAATGACGGTTTGCAGACCGCGAGGCAATTCATAGTCCGCATACCCGATACAACGGGATACGGGGACAAATGGGCGCTGCATACGGGGGATTACATGGTAAAGGGGGACGTGGAATACACCCCTGCAATGGCTGAGGCATACGCGCCCGATGTAATGACCGTGACCGCCGTTATTGATAATCGCCGCGCCCCTAATGCTCCGCATATAAAGGTGCTGGGCGCATGATTATAAAAGCTGAATTTAAGTGGAACAAAAGCGTTGAACAGCTTTTGCGCGACCGCAACCTTGAAAGCGGCGGCAAGGTACAGGCGGCGATTGATAATGCCGTTTTACGGTACATAGACCCTTATGTGCCCATGGAAACGGGCGTTTTCAAGAACAAAGCGCGGCAGGATTCAAGCCCCGGCAAAATCGTGTATAATGACCCGCGGGCGCGATACTTGTACTACGGCGAGGTATACGGCCCCAATATCCCGCGATTTGAGGGCGGGGAGCTTGTGGGCTTTTTCTCACCCAAGGGACAGCCAAAGCACCCGACGGGGCGAGAGCTGCACTATCGCGGAGAACCGATGCGCGGGGCGTTTTGGTTTGAGCGCATGAAGGCCGACCACGGCAAGGACATTTTGAAGGAGGCGCAGGATGCCGCTAATAAACAATATTAGTCAATTGCGGAGCTGGCTTTCCGGTTGCCCCGCCATACCCAAAAACGCGGCTATATCCATTGATTACATGGACGGCAGCGCGGCTGAGTACGCGATATATTCCGTGCCTTCAAGCATACGATATCACGAAAACGTGCTTGGCGAATATGTGCCCGATGATATACAGTCCGTGGACTATATATTGTGCTCAAGCGAGAATTACGGCGCGGACATAGAGCGGAACGCGGATAACCTTGGGATATATCAGAAAATTGTGAGCTGGATTATAGCGCAGAACGCGGCGCGTAAATTCCCCAAATGGGCGGACGGGGCTATACAAAGCCTTGTCCCGACACTCACGGCAAACCCGACACAGGCGGGCGCGAATGTAGCCCGCTACCAGATAAACATTAAAATCACATACAGGAGGCTATAAATGGCAAAGAAACCCAGAAAAGCATTTTTGCAGGCCGTGGCTTACAGCAAGGACGCAACCGTTTCCGTTGAGAAGCTTTCGGCGGCGCAGTGGAGCGTGCTCGGCCACGATACGGACGATTTGTCCCACGAGATGAACCCTGACACAAGCACCAGCAAGAACGTACTCGGCGAATCGCGCTTTACGCATAACGGCTATGAGCCGGAAGTATCTGTTGATACCTTCTATGCCGATGCGGAGGAAGCGATTTACGAGACCTTGAAGAACAACGCTATGCTTGAAGATTTCAGCGAGGAAAACAACACGGGCTTTTACGCGAAGTGTGAGCTGGAAACCTTCACCGAAGGAACCACCACGGCAACCGGAACGGCATATGTACAGCGCTGCTGGATTATCCCGCAGTCCATGGGCGGCGATACTTCCGGCTTCCAAATTCCCTTCAATGTCAACCCGTTCGGCGCGGTGCAGAAGTTTAACGTGTCCTACAACTGGACTACCTACGCCGTGACCTTTACAGCGGCTTCCTAAGGCGTTGCAACGGGGCTGTACGGCGCTTATCCTCCCGCCGCAATATAAATCCCCGCTTGACAACATACCCCCGCAGGGGCGATAATAAGGCATCAATTCTGTGGGGGTAAAGTTTAATGAAATGCAAGAAGTGTGGCGCGGAGGTAAACGGAAATTTTTGTCCTAACTGTGGTGCTAAGGCGAAGCGCAAACATACGGTTTTATATATCGTGCTTGGCTTTGTCGCGTTTATAGCCATTATGGCGATAATCGGCAGTATAATAGATTCTGGCGATACAGCCACAACTGGTGATGCGCCCACGCCGAGCTTATACACAACCCAGCCACAAGACACCCAAACAACTGAACCTACTGTAAAACCAACGCTTACGGTTGTACCGACATTAACACCCGAACCCACGCCGGAACCCACGCCCGGCAAGCTTACAATGGACAAGTTTAAGGCATTGGAAACCGGAATGACGTATGAACAAGTGGTCTCCGTGCTTGGGATGGAGGGCGAACTTGGCAGTGTTGTGGACATTGGAGACCCGCAATTCAGAACCGAAACATACACATTCCAAAACAGCTTTTTGGACGGTGGCGGGAATATTATAGTACAGATTCAGGGCGGCGGCCTTGTGACAAAGGCGCAGTACGGGCTTGACTGATATTTGATTGGGAGGATACAAATGAAGTGCAAAAAGTGCGGCGCCGAGGTAAACGGCGAGTTTTGTGGGAATTGCGGGACAAAGGTAAGCAAGCCTAAGTGGAAGGTTCCCGTTATAGTGATTGCAGCAGTGGGCGCAATCATACTGGTGAGAGCGTGCTTGCAGAATATTGTTATAGCCGACCTAAATAAGCCGGAAGTTTCAACGGCTCCGCCCACCACGCCAATTCCGTTGATTACGCCCGAGCCTACGGAAAGCCCTGATACAAACGTGTTTGAAATAAGCGCGTTTAAGGTGGTGTATGTTTCCCACGAGGTGCTTACGAACCGCGATAACGAGCCGATGCTCCTTATCAAGTTTGAGTATACAAACAAGTCAAAAGAACCGACCGCGTTCGGATGGGCAGCAAGCGTTAAAGCATACCAAGACGGCGTTGAGATTGAGAGCAGCCCCATATCATGGTTAAAGACCAAGCAGCCGGAGGAATGTCAAAACCGATGGTTGGAAGTGCAACAGGGCACAACAATAACAGCCGCTGAGACATTTAAGCTGAGGAACATGGAATCCCCTGTGGATATAACGGTAATGGAATGGCCAGGCATAGGGAGCGAAAAAACGGAACTGACGTTAGATATTAAGTGATTGGGGGATTAAGCCGTGAGAATAGTTGAATTGAAGTGCCCAAATTGCAATGGCGACATTACAATAAACACGGATAGAAACTTTGCTTTCTGCCCATACTGCGGAACACGGCTAAAGGTTGAGGAGGCGCAGCAAATCCCCGATACAATTAAGGTTAACCGTGAATGGGAAGCTAATAACTACGTTCTTCGGGCACAGGAATATGAGCGTGTTGGGGATATAGATAACGCGGAAATTTACTATAACCGTGCGCTTGACGCTGACGTTAATAATGCGAGGGCGCGCGACGGCTATAATCGTATGCAACGAATTATAACCGAGCACAACGTATCAATACAGTATATCCAATCGAGTTCCGATCCGCTTGTAAGGCTGATTGTCAAAGAGGCGGGGCAGACCTTGTGCAAGATAAGACGCGGCGAAGGGATTAATCTTTTGCTGCCTATCGGCGAACACCCGCTTTTGTTTTATCAGGGTGGCAGCTCTAAAGCATATGTACGGGTAACAATTAGGAGCCGCCACGACAGAGCCAAGATATACACACAGACGGGTATGTTATGGAATAAGACTTCTGCGGAAGGTACGGCCGAAGTAATGGCTAAAAAAGCAATGTATAAGATAAGAAATTAAGGAGATAACATGGCAACACTATCTTTTGAAACTGGCATAAAAACATTTGACATAAACGGCGACCCGAACAGGGTCGTTTCTTTTAACCCTTCTGACTTGAACTTCATACACAGGCTGTATGATGGCTACTTAAAGCTTGACGCTTTGCAGCGCAAGTATAGCCTGCAAGCCGATAAAGCACCGGAAGCAACAAAAATGATGGCCATAGCACATGAGGCAGACCTTGAAATACGCAAGATTATAGACGGCATTTTTGCCGCGCCCGTGTCTGAAATAGTCTTTGAAGGGCAAGCCACAAACGCTATCACGGGCGACGGATGCCCGCTATGGCTCGGGTTCTTGGTTGCAATAATGGCAAATTGCGACGAAACCGTAACAGAGCGCGAGAACGCGAAAAACCCCAAACTGGAAGCCCTCATTGCCAAATACAATAAATGAACTATACACTCCCAACGAGCGTAAATATTGACGGGGTTGAACACCCTATACGTTCAGATTATCGCGTTATATTGGACATTATATCAGCCTTGAACGACGATGATTTTACCGAAAGAGAAAAAGCCGTAGCTATGATGCGGCTTTTTTTCGTTGATGCTTACGCGGTAACGGATTGGGCGAAAGGACTTGAAGCGGCTGCAAAATTTATAGCGTGCGGGAGGGATGAGGGCAGCACAAAGCGCCCGCGTGTTATAGATTGGGACAAGGACTTCCCCTATATGGTATCGGCTATAAACAAGGTTGCGGGGCGGGAAATACGCGCCGACGAATATTGCCATTGGTGGACGTTTATAGGGTACTTTGACGCGATAGACGGGGAAAGCACGTTTGCAAATATTGTCAACATACGCCATAAAAAGGCTAAAGGGAAAAAACTTGAAAAATGGGAGCAGGAATTTTACAACGCGAACCGCGACTTGTGCGACATAAAGAACAAGCAACACGGGACGAGCAAGGAGAGCCTTGCGGCGTTGTGTGAATCATTGGCGGCAGAGGAGTAAATAAAAAATGGTAGATGGCAGCATTATTTTTGATACCGCGTTGGATACAGGCGGCTTTGAAAAAGGGGTGCAGCAACTTGGGAAAACAAACAAAGCCGCCGCAAATAGCGTGAATGAAACATCACGAGCTATAGAGGCACAAGTAAAAAAGGTCGAGCGGCTTCGGCAGAAGCTGCTGCTTGCGCAAGATGTTTATAAAGAGGCGGAATATAGAGGATTTAACACCGAGAATGCCGCCATTGGCGTATATAACGCAAAACGCGAGGTAGCAAGCGCAACGGCTGAACTAAGAGCAATGCAAAAGGCGGCAGACGGCGCGGCAAGCGCAACTGGCGCTATTGCTCCGAACGCGGAGGAGGCCGCAAAATCAACCAAAAAGATAGGGAAAGCAGCAAAGGAGTCCCAAAAGCATGTTGGCGGGCTTGAACGGAGGATTGTCGGCCTTGCCCGTCGCGTTTTGGTTTTTAGCGTTATTACACGGGCGCTGCGTTCGTTCCGTGAATACTTGGGGAAAGCCCTGAAAACGTCAAAAGAGTTTACGGCGGCATGGAACAGTCTACGCGGAGCACTGCTCACGGCATTTCAACCGATATGGGAAACCATATTGCCGTGGTTGACCAAATTTATAAATGTTCTTGCCAAGGTTATAACGTGGGTTGCAGCGTTTTTTTCGTGGCTCACGGGCAAAAGCCTTGCTGCAAGCTCAAAAAACGCAAAAAGCCTATATAAAGAGGCTAACGCGATTGAGGCCGTAGGCAAAGCGGCTGACAAGTCGAAATTGTCCCTTGCGGCGTTTGACGAGATAAATAACCTATCATCCAACAAGGATACTGGCAGCGGGGGCGGGAGCAGCGGTGTTACAACGCCCACGTTCGAGGTTGATACAAGCTATCTCGAAAAAGTTGAGGGCATAATGAAGAAAATCGGCGGATGGGTGCTTGCCATAGCCGCAGGGCTTGGTGCGTGGAAGATAGCAAGCGCATTTGGCGCTGACCTAAAGAAGTGCATAGGATGGTTTATGACAATATCCGGCCTTGTGCTTGGCATTACCGGCTTTTTAGACGCATGGAATGAAGGACTTAATTGGGATAATTTAATCCAGATACTCACGGGGGCGGCCTTGTTTGCTGGCGGCCTTGCTGTGCTGTTTGGCAAGGTTGGCGGTGCTATCGGGCTTATAATTGACGGCATTGCACTTATTGTAATAGGCATTAAGGAATGGGTTGAACAGGGCGAGCTAACAGACCAAGCATTTGTAGCAATAGAGGCGGGAATAATCGCAATAGGCGCGGCACTTGCATTGCTGATTAGCCCGTGGGCGTTGGTTGTCGCTGCGATCGCCGGTGTTGCGCTTGCCGTATACAAATACTGGGACGAAATATCCGCATTTTTCCAGGGCGTTTGGGAGAAAATAAGCGCCTTTTTTGTCGGCATATGGGAGAAAGTCAAAGAGATTTTTGCGCCCGTGGTGCAATGGTTTGACGATAATATAATAACTCCCCTTGTCGAATTTTTCAGAGGTTGGGCAGAGAGGACGGCAGCGGTATTTGAAGGCTGCTGGATTATTATTCAAGCCGTCTGGAAAATCGTTTCGGAGTGGTTTGACCAAAACGTTATCCAGCCCGTTGTGGCTTTTTTCAAGAAGCTTGGTGAGGACATTTCCCGCATATTCAAGGAGGCGTGGGAGGTAATAAAGCCGATATGGAACGCCGTGGCGGGGTGGTTTAACCAGCACGTTATCCAGCCCATAGTTAAGTTTTTTACCGCCGCATGGGACAAAATCAAAAATGCGTTTGTTACTGCTTTTGAAGCTATTTCGGCATTTGCAAAGAGCATTTTTAATGGCGTTATATCCATGGTGGAGGGTATTGTGAACCGCGTTATTAAAGCTATAAACGGCATAATTGGCGGGTTTAATAAGGTCGTAACGTGGGCGGCCGGGGTTATTGGTAAGGATTGGGGCGGAGTTGCTCTCCTGCCGGAAGTGCATCTGCCGAGACTGGCGGAAGGCACGGTTGTACCCGCGAACCGCGAGTTTTTAGCCATGCTGGGCGATAACAAACGCGAAACTGAAATTGTATCGCCGTTATCGACCATGAAGCAAGCGCTGAAAGAGGCATTGAAGGAAAGCGGCATGGGCGGCAACATGAACGTTCAAGTTTTCCTTGACGGTCAAAAAGTATATGACAGCGTGGTTGACTACTCAAAGCGCGACATACGCCGCACGGGGCGATATCCGATTTTAGGAGAGTGAAGCAATGGCATTTGAAGGATACTTGATGAAAGCGTTTGGGAAAACGTTCCCGCATAAGTATATACAGCTATCGACATATCAGACCACGCCGAGCCAACGGCAAGACCTTGACAGTTATCAGGACAGCAAAGGCAATTTGCACCGAACCGTTGTGCCGCATGACCGCTCAAAGATAGTCTTTAAGACGATGGATAACTTAAAGCTTGCCGAAAAGCAGGAAATACAGGCTTTCTTTAACGGGGCAATGACCAACGCGCGGGAACGCAAGATAAGCCTGACATACTGGAATGACGAGAGCAACACATACGCCATGGGCAGCTTTTACATTCCCGATGTTACCTATCCCATAAAGCGGATTATGGGGAACGATATCGTATATGATTCGGTTGAGTATCACCTAATCGAATACTAAGGAGGGCGCATGAAAAGCTGGACGGATGAACAAAAAGCGAAATGGTGGAACAGCGACTCACGCCAAATTAAGGTAGAAATTGAACTTGGGCATTATACATGGGTGCCGCCCCCACCCGAACCTGACGAACCGGACGTAGACGAACCCGAACCGGGGGAAGTTAAAATAGCTTACAAAATAGAGCCTGGCGAGATTGTAGGGAACTCCACCAAGATAGACGAGGCCATATCCGATGCGGAAACCATCAAATATGGCACGGTACAGCCCGCAGCACTTGAAATACAGATTGTCGAAGATAGTAAAGAAGTAAGTCGGGTAGAGCAGTATAGCCAGCATCTGGACGGATACGTTAAAGGGCGCATCTGGGATTATGCGATAGGCCACAAGATAACGGTACATCTATGGGATACAAGTAATGTGTTTGTAGAGAACTCGATTTATGTCGCTGAATTTTACATTGCCGGGGTCAAGGGCGAGGGCACGACAAAATTTAAGACTATTACGGCATATGACGCGCTGAGCCTTTTTGACAAAGACGTTTCCGACTGGTACAACAGCCTTGACTTCAACGGGCTTACCCTTAAAGTGTTCCGCGAGAGCCTATGTACATATTGCGGCGTGGAATTTGAGAGCGTAACGCTGCCCAATGACAGCATGACCATAAGCCGTACAATGTCCGCAACGTCCATATCGGGGCGCGATATCCTTTCCGCGTGCTGCGAGCTCAACGGCTGCTGGCCTAAGATGGAGCTATGGGCAGACGTACCGCCGGATTGGGATATCTCATTCATGGGAACAATAAGCAAGCTCCGCTGGGTGACGCTTGGCAGCACCTCATGCGAAACGTTTGATTACAGCCAATACGATTACACCTTCCGTCCCGAAAGCACCCGCGAGGAATACGACTGCAAGGGCATTAACGCCGTTATCATACGGGCAACCGATGATGATGTAGGAGGGCACTACCCCGCAACCGTGCAGGATAACCCGTATATCATACAGGGCAATTTCCTATGCTTTGGCAAGACCACTGCGGAGCTTACCACCATAGCGCAAAACATATATAACCAAATAGCGAATAAGCCGTACAGGCCGCACAAAACGGTTATAACGGGGCGGCCATACCTTGAACCGGGCGACAAGGTAACGGTGAAATTCGCCGAGGGCAACGGCGGCACTTTCGACACCTATATACTCAAGCGCACAATGACGGGCGAAGCCGCCCTGCTGGATACCTATGAAGCCAAGGGGCAAAAGGAGCATAGGGAGCAGTACGGCATATCCCAACAGATACAGCAGATACAGGGCAGGACAAACGAGCTTACCCGAACGGTGGACGAAACCGTAAACACCATTACGCGCATCGAGTACCTTACCCCCGTTTTGTCGAAAACCGACCCGTCAACGGACTGGACGGACGATGAAAAGGCGGCAAAGGCGGGCTATCAATGGTTTGACGGTACGGACTTGCGCATATGGGACGGCGCTTCATGGAAGCTTACCATATACCCCGACTATAACCAAAGCACACAGCCCACAAACGCCAAGGAGGGGGAATACTGGTATAATCCCACAACGGGCGAGATAAAGAAGCTTGTCGGGGATACTTGGACGGCTGATAGCACGGTATGTATACCCACAACGTGGACGCAGACCATGCAGACACAGCTTAAAATCACCGCCGAGGGCGTACAAAGCACCGTCACAAAGGACAACATTATATCCACCATCAATCAGAGCGCGGAGAGCGTGAGCATAAACGCAAGCAAGATTGATTTGACGGGCTATGTCACCATAAACTCCCTGAAAGCTGGGGGCACAACGCAGATTGACGGCGGGCGCATAACCACGGGAACGGTAGCGGCGGCGCGGATTGACGTTGATAATCTCTATGTTAAGCACCTGAGCGCGGCAGATGGGACGTTTACCGGAAAGCTGCAAGCCGCAAGCGGCACTTTTGATACGCTTGACGCGGTAGGCGGCTATGTTCACTTCGGCTATAACTTTTTGCGCATAAACGGCGTTGAGATAGGCTATTATCCCGGGTATTCCCAAGTGTGTGTTGTCCCGCCATATCATGAAGTGGGGAACCTTGGCGCGGGAACGCTTGCATGGAATCAATGCGTTGCGACACTTTTGTACAGTAAAAGCGGCGGCGTGAAGGCCTATTCAATGCGTAAGCTGAAAAAGGATATAGAGGACTACCCATACGACCCAACGCTTGTAGACAGGCTGCAACCCGTAACTTTCAGAATGAAAGACGATGCGGACAATATAAAACACGTCGGCCTAATCGCCGATGATGTGCAGGAGGTTGAACCGCTTATCGTCTCTCCATTTCAGGACGAGGGTATGCCCGAAGCAATATTAACGATAGAATACGACAAGGTCGGCGTGCTTTTAATCAATGAAATAAAAGCGCTGCGACAGCGCGTGAAAAAACTTGAAGAAAGGAGACTTATATGAACAAGGCTGAAAAACAGGTCATAGAGAGCATATACGCCACTTTGGAGCAGACCATGCCCGTAACGGCATATCGGGACGTTGAAGCCAAATGCGGCGTGTTGCAATCGCTCAAACGGCTATATAACGGCGAGTTTGAGGACAAAGCGGAAAAGGAGAACGAAGCATGACCTACAACATCACCTTGACCGCCAACCACCAGACCCTGACCGCCGAGTATATCCCCCTTGCGGCGAATTCGGTGCAGTACCTTACCGTGAAGGTGGTATGCGAAACCGAGGACTGGACGGGGCTTGCCGTCAATGCCATTTTCACACAGGGCTGCATAAGGCGCGGCTTTGCGGTGGTGAATGGCGAGATAACGGCAAAACAGCAGCTTAACCTTTCTGCGGGCGACTGGTGCGTATCTTTGGCGGGATACGGAGAGCGGGACGGCGCTATAATCCCGCTCATTACCACCAACACCGCGCACATAAGCGTAATGCCGACGAATGACACGGAGGGCTTCCCCATGATACCGCCCACAGCCGAGGAAGAACTCCGCGCGGAAATAGGCAACCTCGCTGACCTCTCCACAGAGGACAAAAGCAATCTTGTGGCGGCGGTAAACGAGCTGGAGCGGACACGGGCTAAGGAGAACGAGGTTGTCAAGCACACTCCCCAAGCCCTTACGGAAGCACAGCAGGAACAAGCGCGAACAAACATCAGCGCCGAAAAGGCGGGGACAGGCTACACAAAAGAAGCCGTAGACGCGGCTATTAAAGATGTGACCGATGCCCAGACCGAGGGCTTTACAATAGTAGGGCAAGAGCTGAGCAACGTTAAAAGCGATATCCAAAAGAAATACACCAAGCCCGCATCCGGCATACCCAAGGCCGACCTTGCGGTAGATGTGCAAGAAAGCCTTTCCCGCGCGGACAAAGCCTTGCAGAGCGTCCCCGACACATACCGCACGGCGGCGGAGCAGGACAAGCTGGACGAGAAAAAGCAGCCCAAAGCCATTGCGGACGCGGGCGGGCATTTTGGCGCGAACCCCACCGTGGAAAGCGCCTTACAGCAGCTGGGCGGGGCAATCGTTTTGCGCACATGGACTAAGTAAGAGGTGAAAAATGGCTCAATCAACAGATAAAACATTAAAACAGCTTATAATCAACAAAATGCCGCGAAGCGTGTACAAAGCGAAGGACGCGGCCGGGGAGCTTGACCCCGAACAGGTGTATCTCCCCGATTCGGCATACGATGACAGCCTCGGCATAACCTCCGCTACCCCCGGTCAAATCGTAAAGGTCAAGACCGTGCAGGACGGCAAGCCGACCGAGTGGGAAGCGGTGAACGATTACCCCGCAGTGCAAACCCGCTATGGGGTGCGCTTTACCGGAAGCCCCCCGGAGGGGGAGCGCCTGTATGGTGCCGTGGGGCTAAAGGCAAACGTGGGCGTGGGCGCAGAGCTTGTCGAGAATGATTTTGACTACATCATGCCGTGGGCGGGTATGAAACGCTGTAATACAAAGCTTGTTAACGGGGAGCGCGTGCCGACATTTTACGAGGGTGAACCGGGCTTTTCAAACACGGCGGCAGACGTTTTTGTGCAAGTGCCACGCTTTTATTATTTTAGGAGCGATGATGATGCGGAGCATGTCGTTTCGATGTACCCCCTTGCGGGATACCGCCCTCCCGAAAAATTTCGCCGTGCCGATGGGACGCTGCGAGACTATGTTTTCCTCCCCGCGTATACGTCAGCGCTGGTGGACGGCGTTCCGGTGAGCCGTAGCGGGCTTTATGCGTATATGGCGTCTTTGAATGGCTGGATGAAGCTGCTCTCCGATATGCACGCCGCCGGAAAGCTTGATTCGGATATATGGATTGAAGGCACAAAGGACGAGGACATCGTGCGCATTTTGTGCGACATCGAATTTGCGACGCGCGACCACCAGACCAAAATGATGGGCGCTTGCCTAATGAGATATGCCGACGACACTGTAGTAGAGGGAGGTGTAAATCAATTTACCTTATCGCCGGAAATAGCTGCAAAATATGTCATAGGTCAGGCGATTGCCATTGGCACGGCTGATAAAGGTCAGCAGATTGCAATGAACGCCACAATTACGAGCATAGACGCCGGCGTCATTACTTTCGAGCCTTCGGACGCTGATGTGACGGTAGAAGCGGGGCATTTCGTTTCTTCAATGCCGTGGAAATCAGGAGCTTGCGACGGTGTTAAGGCTTCGTCCGGCTCACCCATTTCAAATTCAAACGGCATATATCCGTGTAAATACAGGGGCATTGAAAACCCGTGGGGCAACCAATTCCGTTGGCGCTGGGACGTTCTTGTGAATGACTATGTGCCTTCGGTCTTACTCGACCCCACGAAATATGCGGATGGTAGGCTGACAGAGGACTATCACGCGCTTGCTTACACTATACCCACAACGGCCGGTTATGCAAAAGAAATGGGCTATGACCCAGAATTTCCGTTTGTCCGCATAACAAAAGAGCTGGGTGGCACATGGAACTCGTTTTTCGCGGATTATAATTGGGTCAACGCTGGCTTGCGGGCGCTTCTTGTCGGGGGTGGCGTGAACGGCGGTCGTGGCGCTGGGTTGCGGTACTGCAGCGTGGCTGGCGCGCCGTCTAGCGCGAACTGGAGCATCGGCGCGGCTCTTTCTCCCGCGTAAGCGGGAACTGGTAAGGGGGTACGGGGGCGAAAGCCCCCGATTCTTATAGATTCGGATTGGACGCGGGGCGTCGGTGGGTGCTTGCGGGCGCTTCATGTCGGAGGTAACGTGAACAACGGTCGTAACGCTGGGTTGCGGTACTGCAACGTGAATAACGCGCCGTCTAACGCGAACTGGAACATCGGCGCGGCACTTTCTTGGTTTTGTTGGATTTCGCGTCCTCTCCCGTGCCACAGCGCCCGTAGGGGCGGCGGGCAAAAGCCCGTGCAGAAATAGACCGTTCCAGACGGGGTTAGTAACGCAAGTGAAACCCCTGTAGGTCAAAAGAAAGATGATTGGATGAAACGTTATAAGGGTAAAGACATGACCGACCGTGACTTGATTCGGTTGGCTATAATGAACGCCGCAAAGCGAAAGAAAAACCGCGCCGAAGTGAAGCGGGTGCTTGCGGATATCGAAAGCCACATTACCATAATTCAACATATAATCGTTGAAGAAACGTATAAGCCCGCACCATACAGAGTTTTTGAAGTAGTTGACGGCGTAAGCGGGAAACGCCGCACCGTGAGCTGTTCGAGATTCTTTCCAGACCAAGTGCTTCATTGGCTGGTGATTCTGTCCGCGCAAGACATTTTTATGCACGGGATGTACGAATTTGTGTGTGGGAGCGTCCCGAATCGCGGCATTCATTACGGACGAAAGTATGTCAAGAAATGGATAGAAACAGACCGGAAAAATATAAAATACTGTGCAAAGCTGGATATAACCAAATTTTACCCATCGATAAGCCATGATGCTTTGAAAGCATCCTTACAGCGAAAAATCAAAGACCGCAAATTGCTGTGGCTGTTTGACGTGATTATTGACAGCACGGAAAGCGGGTTGCCGATTGGGAATTATACATCACAGTGGCTTGCAAATTTCCTTCTCCAAGATTTAGACCATAGAATCAAAGAAGAAATGCATATCGCGCATTATATGAGGTACATGGATGATATGGTTTTGCTTGGTGCTAACAAGAAAAGGTTGCACGCGGCAATAAACGAAATTGCGGCGGCACTTGCACCTTTGGGCTTGACGCTGAACAAAAATTGGCAAGTTTTTCGCGTTGATTATATTGACAGAAACGGCAAGCGCCGTGGGCGTGATATTGATTTTATGGGATTCCGATTTTTCCGCAATAAAATCATAATGCGAAAAAGGATATCGCTTCGGGCACGGCGGCTGGCGGCGCGTATATCAAAGTCAGAATGTGTCACCTTTAAGCAAGCTGCGGCTATACTTTCGTATATGGGATGGCTTAAGTATTCTGATTCTTTTGGATTTTATGAAAAGCACATAAAACCAAAAATCAATATATCAAAGTTAAAGGAGGTAGTAAGGAGTGAAAACAGAAAGCGCAAGCAGGCAACCGAAGTATATACTCGAACCGCTTGATTTTGGGCGGGTTCGCGTGACACTTTTTGCCAACGAAAAAACGATTGAGCAGGAAGACGGCACACATTACCTGTATGACGTCTACTCGACAGTAACGCTGAATCGCCCGTCACTGGGGCAGTACATCTCAGGGAATCTTGATGAGTGGATAGCGGCCTATGAGGAAGCAGAGATAGAGGAAGTAGCCGCTGCCGCCCGCCGTGCCCGTGACCGTTTGCTTGCTGAATCGGATAAGACGATGGTGCTTGACAGGATGGGGCTTAACATCCCCGAAAACATAACCGCTACAACGCTGCTCCCTGCCGCTCAGGGGCTTTTCCGTGCGCTGCGTGCAGCTTGCAGCGGCGAGTGGGCTGCGTATAGACAGGCTTTAAGGGATATCCCAGAGCAAGCGGGTTTCCCGTATGAGATTGATTGGCCTAAAAAGCCGGAAATATAAGGAGGTCTAAAAAGTAATGAAGAAGTATTTTGCTATGATGCTTGCCGTTGTGCTGCTGTGCATATGCACGGGCGCAATGGCGATGGGCTGGGGGCGCACGGATGCGCCTGCACCCGACTATACCGCGACCGTGACCAAGCTCGACAGAGTGACCACCACGGGCGGGCTTGCGTACACCCCCGCGCCGGGCAAAACCGCTGCCGTGGGTACGGTGGTATACTTTACCGCAAAGGTGACGGACGCGGACGGGAACCCCGTGGCGGGTGAGCTGAGACTTACAGACCTTGAAAGGCTGTATATGGACGGCGAGGTAACGGCAGCGATTGTGACGGGCACTGCTCCGTGCGCAAAGATAGTATATGAGCACAAGACCCCGCTTGCGGAGCTGACCTACGGCGGCAAGCCCGTGACCATAGTCGGGGATACCGTGACTATCGGTAGCCTGACCTTCACGCGCAAAAACGGCCTTGCGGTGGATGTATCCACGGCTGGCAGCCTTGGCGAGCTGACAAAGGAGCTGGCCGCACTGGGTATGACACTTGATGATATCTATGCGGGCAGAGTATACATGGACGATGCCGCGCTTGTGGCGAACCTCGGCCGAAATGTACGGGCTGAGGGTGTGGCAAGGTGGTACGATAAAAAGCCCGCCGTGCCTGACCTTCCGCAGACAGGCTCCGCGCCCATGTATATAGGCTACATAATGATTCTTGCCGCGCTTGGCGTGGGGGTGCGTGTATGGGCGAAAAGGTGAAGGAATTTTTGGCTTACCTCGAAAGCCACGTCGGGGACGCTTACGTCTGGGGCGCACAGGGCGAAAGGGTAGACAACCGCGCCGACCTTGAAAAATGGGTACGGCGCAAAGAAACTTCACGCCGCGAAGCCGACCGCGCCCTTGCATACATCAAAAAAGCCACCAAAACGCCGCTGTACGCCTTTGATTGCAGCGGCCTTATCACACACTGGCTTCGCGATATAAAAGGGCTTATCGATGGCGATACCAATGCGCAGGGCTTGTATAAGCAATGTGAGCAGCGAGGCAAGCTGGGCGCATGGAGAATGGAGCCCGGCGGCCTTGTGTTCCGGTACAGCGCCGCAAAAGCCAAGATGGGGCATGTAGGCGTGTATATCGGTGACGGCATGGTGATAGAGGCTAAAGGCCGCGATTACGGCGTGGTGAATCTCCACCTGTCTTTCGGCGGCTGGACACACCAAGGCAAACACCCCGCGCTTGCGGAGGATACCGCCCCGACCGTCTTTAGGCTGACCTCGCCCATGATGCGCGGCGAAAACGTGAAGCTTATGCAGGCCGCATTAACCGCCTGTGGCTACGACTGCGGCAAGGCCGATGGAATCTGCGGCAAGGCTACAATGGCGGCTGTAAAGGCCTTTGCAACAGCGCATACGGAGGTATAGCGTGGAATGGTGGGGATGGTGCGCGTCAATTTTGGGCGGGGTAGTGCTTATCGCGCAGGGCGTTAAAGCGATAAAGGAAATCATTGCCCCTGCTACATCTATGCGGGAGAAGCTTGACAAAGTGCTTGAGCATGATTCAAACGATTTGAAGCGATTTGAGGAAATCAACACAAAATTTGAGCAGCAGGAAGTCACAAACCAGGCCATTATAACTGGTCTTGTGGCGCTGATAAATCACGAGATTGACGGAAACGGGATTGACGGGCTGAAAAATGCCCGTGCGGAGCTTTTACAGCACATAATCGAAAGGAGATAAAATGACAATGACTAACGAATTTTTTACCTGGGCGGTGCTTTTGACCTATGCGGGGGCGACCCTTGCTACCAGCCTTATCACACAGCTTATAAAGGGCTTAGGCTTTATAGACAAGATACCCACCCGCATTACAAGCTATGCAATCGCGCTTGTGGTGCTTATAGCCGCTACCTTTTTCACGGGCGGTCTGACCCTCGAAGCGGGGGCGCTGTGCGTGATAAATGCCGTGGTGGTGTCCTTGGCCGCGAATGGCGCGTATGATGCCATAGCCCGCGACCGGAAGTAAGCTTGCCGCCGCCCCTCTGCGACAAAAAGGCCGGAGGTGATAGGCCGATGAGAAGCCGGCCTGCGTGTGGACAAAAAGACCTTGCAGACCCTTTCCCGCGCGGAATGGGAAGGGATTATCTATCAGCGGATTTTTAGTGAGCGCGACCGCTGGCTTGTGGCGCGTCACCTGCTGGATGGTGTGCCTTATGACAGGCTTACAGCGGAGTACCAGGCGCGATATACAGATGCGCCGCTGGAGTATGACCAAATCCGCCGCCGATATAGGGCAGCGGAAAAGACAATAATAAAATATGCCCCCTGATGGGGGCTTTTTTGCTTTTTTGGGATTTAGTAAATCTCAACACCCAGCTTGGCGGCGGCGGCCTTCATAAGGCGCATTCATCAGCAATTTTTTATGCCTCGTCAATTCTGCGCGCCGCCTCAGCTCCAAGGCGGTCTTTATAGTCCTCATAGCCCCAGTATACTTCATATGGGAATTCACTCCGCTCAAATATAACAGCTTCAGGATGCCTTTCCCGATATCTCGATGTAGGGCTGGTATTGCTGGGGAATATCCAACCTGGGTTACAGTACCATTCCTCAACCGCCGCATAATAATGGAACCGGAAGTCGGGTTCTACCACATCATCCTCCTCTCGCTCTAAGACATAATATGTTTTACAAAAAACAGCATGGCACGCGATTAACTCATTGCACTCCATTATTTCTTCAAAGCAGCGTGCATTGGCATCTTTACGAAAAGCCACACGAGAGTCAAACTTTATTTTATCGCAATGAGTATGTAGCCCGCAAGCACCTATGTAGTCAGCAGTGCATGTGCGTGGATATAACCGCTCAAATTCCGGCAATACATCAATTGGTTTCCACCCTGCCGGAATCTGTTTAACGTCGGTTATAAAGGGTACGTCAGTAGGGCATTCTTCAACTGTGAGATACACACCAAGGTCATAATATCGTTCCATTTTCTAACTCCTTTCGGGGTTTTACCCCTTGCTTTATCATGGCTCTATTATATACTATTCCGGAATAGATGTCAATAGTTTTTCTAAACTTTTTTAGAAAAAATTATTCCCCGCGCTGCATGGCATTGTCGATGATGCGGTTTATAAACTCGGTCATGCTCTCCCCCTTTTTTGCCGCATATTCTTTTATGAGCTGTTTTTTGCCCTGCGGCACAAATACATCGATTCTATCCATAGATGCGCGGTAAGCATCATAATATTTTTTGTTGCTTTTGTACTTGGCGTTTTTCTCCATCTTGTGCTTGACAATCCTCGCTTTCGTGTGATAGTATAGGTCAAGAAGTAATTCCCGTGTTCCCCGCGTAAGCGGGGGTGACTCTTGAGCTCATCGTAGAGGCGGTCAAAGAATACTGTGTTCCCCGCGTAAGCGGGGGTGGCCTAGACTAAAGCTAATGCTCTGTCATGGCAATTTGGGGAATTACTTCTTTTTTTTGTACTTAGTCCTGGTCGAACCGGAATTTCAGCCATCCCTCGGGGATGCCGTTCTCGCTTGCTTGGCTCAGTATCTCGGCCTTTAGTTCGTCGTAAGCTTCACGGCTTTCGGGAGCCTTCTTTTTGCTCTTGACCTCGGCGTATAGCTCGATGTCGTTTATCTCGACCATCATCCAGTCTACACCGTGCGTCCCGTATCGGCTTTCGCCGGATTGATATTCCACCTCATACGGCTCACAAAAATTACACACGCAGTTGCCTTCCTTGTCGTCCCACATTTCTCGGTAGAGGTAAAAATATTTCCCACAAACAGCACATTTGCAGTAGCATGCTGCTCGGGCGTGGTCAGCATTGAAAAATATCTTGCCGTCCGCTGCCGTAATCATTCCATCTTCTTCCCCTGCGTGAATCTCTACGCCCCAAGTTTCCGCTTTCTTTATGGTTTCTTCATCGAAGCAGATAGGGTCGAATCTGGCTTTTTTCTTGAGAAATTCCGCTAATGCTACATAAAAGCAGGTGCCGAGGTCGCCGTATTCGCCGCAATAATCGCCACAATTTAACCCTAACTCTTCGCACAAATCTTCGTACATATCATCGTCCCCGCCTTCATCGTAATTAACGATTGCGTCAAGCAGCTCTTCGGCTTCGGGATATTTTATACGTACAAAATCGTCCGCAGAAGCCTCCTCGTCGCCATACCATTCAGCTTCCAGTAGCTTATCGAGTATGTAATGCGGAATCAAACCTGCGCCGTACTTTTCGCGCGCCTTCGTGCCTTCGATTGCCCTGTAATAATAGTTCATCATTTCTAACTCCTTTCGGGCTTTGCCCTTGCTTTACTTGATGGTCTTATTATATACTATTCCGGAATAGTTGTCAAGGGTTTTTCTAAACTTTTTTAGAAAAAATTTATGCCCGTAAATGCCCTGCAAATGCCCGCTGTGCGCACTCAAAGCAGGGCTTTTTTTATGCGAAAATCAGGGTATGATAGCTATCTAAATATCATTAAAAGGAGATACTAAAAATGGCAGAATTTGCATCAAGGGGAGTAGCTAATACCGGGCTTGGCTTTGGCATAGCCGGAACCGCAATTAGCCTGCTTGACGGTCTTAGCGGCCTGATGGCCAATCGCCGCAACAGCGACGATGCCCCCGTGAGCCGCTATGAGCTATCGCTTGTCCAGGAAAACGCGATTCTCAAGGCACAGGCGGACGTGGACAAGAAGCTTGTCGAGGTCTACGAGGTTATAAACGACAAGGCCAACGCAAACCGCGAGCGCTTCACGGCCTTCGAGAAGGAGCAGCTTGTATATAACGGCGTGAACTCCGCGACAATCGGCTGCTTGCAGCAGCAGGTCAACGCCCTGCTGGGTATGACTAAGATGGTCATACCTAACAGCTCCGTCTGCCCCGGTTGGGGCGAGGCTAAAGTGACCGTATCTACCGGCACGGCCGCGGCCTGAAAGGCAGCGCCACATGATAAGCGTACAGCAAGCCGAAAAAGGGCTAATGCGCTACATAGATAGCGAGATAATGCCTAAGCTTACGGGCTGGCGCAAAGTGGGCATGGGGGCGTATATCGCCCTCATAGCCCGCAATGGGCGAAGCCTGATAGCAAAGTACAAAGACCACCCCGCCGTTACCGTGCTGAATGTCACGGACGGCGAAAGCATGGATATAGACGCGGTATATAATGCCGTCCTGCCATACGCGGACGAGGCAATCAAAATCGACATTCCCGCCATCGGGGAAATATCGTTTAATCGCGACGATATAGACAAGATGTACCGCTACATGAAAGGAGAAAGCGAATGACTTTTATAAAAGACCTGTCGGAGCGCATATCCGAGGAGATAGCCGATGCCGAGTACTACGCCAAGCACGCCCTGAGCGCGAAAGACGAGTACCCCACGGCGGCACAGACTTTTTACACAATCGCGGGGCAGGAGCTAAACCACGCCTCCATGCTACACGACCTTGCCACCCGCGCCATTGCGGACTACCGCGCAAAGCACGGCGAACCGCCCGCGGCCATGGAGGCCGTCTACAAATATTTGCACGAGCAGCAGATTGAGCATACCGAAGCGGTAAAAAGGTATCTGGATATGTATAAGGCGTAATCGATTTACACGCGGCGCTGGCAACTTTCTGGCAACCTTTTTTTGATAACCGCCTGCAAGCCGTAAAACAGAAAATGCCTAAATTCCTATGTTTTTTGGCGCATAAATGCGCAAGATTACCCAAGAAAGATAGGTAGCTGCCGGATACCAACGAAAAGAACAGTCCAAACGGACTGTTCTT